CGTGGTAGATGTACTGGCTGTCCACCAATCCGTTGGAGCTGTAGACCTGGCTCACCTGGCGGAAGCGCGCCTGGATCTCTGCGTAGCTGCAATACCGTCCCATCGTCGTCTCCTTTACTCGTCGCCAACGAGGATGCTGAACAGCTGCATCACGTGGACCTTGCTGTAGAAGATGCCGCGCACTTGTTGCTCACCGACAGCAAACTCAAGCGGCACGCCGGTCCCGAGAAGCTGCACGAGGAAGCTGTACCACTCCAGCGACTCGACAGCCAGCCGGGTGTTCTTCTGTGCGACAATGTCTTCCCAGATCGCAATGCCCTCGTAGGCACGCTTCAGCTGAGCATCGCTCATCGGAACGCCACTGGACAGCTCCCACTGCGTCATCTGCGCGAGGTCGCGCAGCCACAGGAACTTGCCGAGCGTGCGCTCGGGGTACTTCTTGCGGTCGCGCACCAGCAGCGGATAGTTGCGGCTGAAGCGGCCCTGGCGCACGTTCTCGTCGTGGTAGCCGTAGTGACCGATGGCCACGTCGGGCAGCACGAGCGTCTCTCCGATCCCTTCGTTCACGCCCGTCTCGGGGTGCTCGTGCACGACGCCGAAGAACCTCACGTCGCGGCCGTTGCGGAACACGCGGCACGGCAAGTCGGTCTTGAGCACGCCTGCGGGCTCCAGGCTGAAGTGGTGCTGCTTGATGCCGTACGCCTTGAACTGGTTGTGTCGCAGGTACTTCAGAAGGTTCTGCCCGTTGTGCAGAACCTCGTCCGCATCGATCCACATGATCCACTCGCCGGACGCCTTGTCGATGGTCGCGTTACGTGCCTCGTCGAAGCCGACGTCGAGCGGCGACTGGCCCACGAACACAGTGCAAGGCTTGTGCTTTGCGTGAGTCTCCCAGACGTGGGCGACCCACTCACGCAAGTCAGGCGAGTAGCTGTTCGGGTCAAGCCCGACGATCAGCTCGTCCGCGATGTCAGCGAAGGACTTGACACAGCGCTCAATGGTGTCGGTACTGTCCTTCACGATCATGCACACGGACAGCGTCTGGCGCGGCGCGAGCTCGCGCAACTTGCGGCTGTAGTCGATCTGGCCACAAGGTTCGGTCGGCTTCATGAAGCGGCAGATGTAGGACCCGATGTTCTCGCCCTGCGGCGTACGGCCCGAGCTCACCACGGTGACGGCGAACTTGCGGTGCATGCCGAACATGTCGTGCAGGTCCGCTCGCTCGAAGTGGTGCACGTGAGCGCGCCACGGCCAGTGCTCCTCGTAGCCCATCGCCTCCCAGGGTCCGTAGGGTGTGGTGGTCACGATCCAGCCGTCGTCCTTCACGTACTTCGCGAGCGCGTCCACGATGGCCTGCGGGTTCGCCACGTGCTCGATCACCTCGGCAGCAATGGCGAGATCGACGCTCAGTGCAGCCGGGTCGGCTTCGAGTCCGTCTGCGGCGACGAGCTTACCACCACGAACCTGACCGGTCTGGAAGCTGACCCGGTCGGTGAGTCCTTCGGATTCTGCCCAGCGTCGTGCTTTCTCGACGTTGCTCTCGGTGATGTCAACGCCGACAAACCGCAGCGCAGGGAACCGCTTCGCCAAGTTAATCGTGTAATGTCCGTGAGCGCAACCATAGTCGAGTACAGTGCTGCCAGCAGGAAGAAGGCCAACAAGAGAGGCGACATACTCAAAACGGTGATTACCTTCCAGACTCTCCGGGCCATAGTCGACTCCTCGGTTCTTTTCGTACTCGTAATATTTGGCGTAGTGACCGCTCCAGTCGGCGTGCTCGGTGAACGCGTAGCACTCGCGAAGCTCGTCGTGCACAGCCTGCTCGATCTTGTTGCTGAGCCCCAGGGGCGGGGCGTCTTTCTTCAGCGCGTATATGTCGCTCATGCGCACGAGGTGCTTGGCTACAGCAGCGTCCTGGCTGGAGAGCGCAAGCAGTAAGTTCTCGACCGAGCTGATGGCGCGGGTGGCCACGTCGCCCCACGTCTTGGTGAGTGCCCCCGCGAGCTGAGCTTCGACGAGCATTGCCCGCTCCTCGTGGGGGGCAAAGGCCAATTGCATGATGGCGTCCGCGAAGCGCTCCTCGTTCACGACCAGGTCCGGGCTGCCTGCTTCCTTCAGACCGGGACGGTGGTGCGCTGCCCTCTCAAGTGGCAGGAGGATCGAGCCGCTACAGTCGCACGTCTCGGGAAGCGCGCCGTGGTGCGATGACAGAAACGGCAGGCCAGCGGCCATCGCCTCCATTGCGGTGATGCAGCTTGTCTCCTCGAAGATGGTCGGGTAGACGTGCAAGTCGCATTGGCGCATGGCATCGGCCAACTGCTTCTTCGTCAGCGCCCCGAGGCGCGTCACGTTCGGCAGCTCGTCGCAGCGGCGATTCAGATACTCGTAGTAACCGCGCATATGCTCGGTCACGTTGTCGTAGCCGCAGACGTACAGGTGCGCGCTCGGCAGCAGCCCCTGCAGTCGGTCCATGATGCCGCCCGGCTTGACGAGCGTCTCCAAGCCGCGCTCCGGGCGCGAGGAGTAAAAGAGGTTGAACTCGTCAGGTCGGCGGACGGCCAGCTCCTCGACCACTTCGCCATCGAATAGCGACAGGTCGATGCCGTTGCCGACGTTCACGATGATGTCCCTGTCGATGCCCCAGACTTTGTGGACCTGTTCCTTGTGGAACTCGGACACGACGAAGATCAGGTCGGTGTTGTGCAGCTGACCGGCGACCAGGTCGCGGTACTGCGGCACAGGCATGTCGTGCAGCCACCACGCGTTGATCTTCGCAGCGGTCGGGATCTGGAACGCCTGCGGGTGGCGCTGGATGATGCAGAGATCGTGCGGCGTCGCGACCACATAAGTGTGGAAGCGCTCGCCCATCGGCGTCTGCTCGGTGAGGTTGCCAGCCCAGCGATAGCGCACGCCGTCGAACGTGCCTTCGTCCTTCGAGTTGGTGAAGAGCGTTACGTGGTGGCCGCGTGCCGCGAGTTCCTTGGCCACGTAGTACGCTGCCGTCTCGCTGCCGCCGAGCGAACGCTCCTTGATGGTGTTCCCGTTGAACGGCATTCCGCCGCATTGCATCACGATAAACATCTCTGGCTCTCCTGTTGGCTGGTCGCCACCGATTCGGGTTTGGCGCGCTTCCTTGCGCCTGAGCTTCCTGCTCGGTCCTTACTTCTTGTTCTGTTCCTGGGCCTGCTTCGCGCGGTCGATGCTCCGCTGTTCCTTGTGGGCACCGAACGAGCCGGGATCCTCCTTACGGCGCTCCAGTTCCTTGGCGCGGTTCGGGTCAGTTTTGCAGGGAGTCAAGGGCATTGCGATTCTCCTTCTGGTTGGTGTTGCGCCCGGTACACGTCATACCGGGCGCTTGCTGCTTACGCTTATATTACTGGCTCGAACCAACGCCAGTGATCAGGAACGCGTACTCGGGGCCGGTGATTCGCTCGTCCTGGTAGTAGCCGACCTCGACCTCTTCGGACTTGGTCTCGCTCTTCCATCCGTGGCGTTCCACCTGCATGTTGGGCACGCCGGCAGCGGTCCAACGGAACGAGTACATGAAGGACGGCACGTAGATCGACGGGGCCGAGGGCGCGTAGGACACGATCACGTTGTCGTTCCACACCTGCGACAGCGCCTCGGACTGAGCGCGGTTGGCGCTGTCCTTGTACGCACCGCCGATCATCACCTCGTCCACGCCGAGCAGCGCAGCGACCTGGGCCTCGGTCGGGTAGCCACCGCCGTTATTGGTGCCGAAGATCAGGTTGCGGACGGTGTCGTTACGGTGGAAGTGGCGCCACGCGTACTCGCCGAACGTGACCTTGTTCGGGCGCACGCCAGTGCGGTCCTTCACGTTGTCAATGGCGGTGTAGACATCGTTCAGCGGGTTAGCATTGCTGTGGTCAGTCCATGACGAGGAGACTGCGGCGTAGGAACCGACGTTTGAACCAGAGCAGACCTGGTTCGCCAGTCGCACTTCCCAGTTTAGCAGGAGCTTGCCGGTGATAAACTCCACATTGCCGTTGTAGAGCTTGGTCACGTAGATCGGGTCGGCGTTGACGCGGTCTTCGAGGTTCACCGAGTGCTTGAGCGCGCGGCCCTTGCACACGAACGAGTCCGAACCGACCTCGCGATGGATCTTGTTGGCCTCAGTGCCGGGAGCACGGAAGTCGTCAACGGTCGAGACGCGGTCGCGGCGGTTGAACGTCGGGATGATGCCGGTGATGTTCGGCACCGGCACGACAGGGGCGAAGCGCGGTGCGATCAGTTCGGGCGGCTGGTAGTCGATGGCCACGTTCGACAGGGGAACGTCGATGTGAATCTCGCGGCCGACTGCGGCGAAGTAGTATTTCATGTCGTCTGGTCTCCTTGTCAGGCCACGGGTTAATAGGACGAAACCTTCACGGCACCGGCATTGATGAAGTTGCCGAAGAACGTGAACAGGTCGCCGGAAGCCACTGCGGCGTTGAGGTTCTTGCCAATGGGCGCGACGCGGTCACCGGACGCGCACTTGATGATGTAGCCGCTGGTGGTGACCTTGAGCAGGTCCTTCGCAGCCAGAGCCGCGCCAGCGTAGCCCATCATCTTGCCGAGCATCTTCACCTGCGCGGCCTCGCCGGACTTCGGCTTGTTCATCAAGATGCCGATGGCCGTGTCGGTGTCGTTGGCGAGGGTGCCGTCGAGCTCGATGGCCTTGTACTGCTTGGCGCTCGCGCTCAGGTCCTCACCTGCGGTGATGGTGTCGGAGAAGCCGAAACCGTCGTATACGTCAGGCATTGTAGTGTCTCCCTATTTGGTTCGGCGGTTACTTACCGAGATTGAAGTGCTCACGAGCGGCGTCGGCCTTCTCGGCTACGACCATCTCAAGAGCTCGGCTGTAGCTCAGCTTGCCGCCCGAGTTGTTCATCACTTCGCGAACGCGCTTGTCGAGTTCTACCTCGACGGGCTCGCCCTTGCCGTCAGCAGCGGTGCGGCCGAAAGCCTGCCTGCCGTCGCTCTGCTTCTCGGGCATCAGGGCCTCCACGTCCTCGGCGGCGATCGCGAGCACGGCGGTGTCGTCGTCCACGCGCAAGGTCTTGGCGAACGCGGCACGCTGTGCGGGAGTGATGCGCATCTCCTTCACAGCGTTGTCGAGCGCACCGTTGATCTTCTCGCGGTGCAGCTTGACCTTCTCCTTCTGCTCGTTTTCCTTGCGGGCCTGTTCGTCCTTCTCGAACTGGGCGACCTTGGCAGCAGCAGCTTCCGCTTCGCCAGCCTTGCGCCGCAGCTCGGCCAACTCTTTGTCGTCGATCTCAGCCATTTTCTTTTCTCCCGTGAGTTTGCCATCAGTAGCGGCCAAGCTGAAGCATGCCTTGCGGGAGGCGACCAGCGAGCCGCGTCCCATGTATGCCGTCAGGTCGGCCAACGTGTTTACCGCCGGAAGCTCGGCTCCCAGCAGCGCGACCGCCGTCATCACGTGGGAGTACTTCTTCCCCTTGTGAGTGACGTCAAATTCCAACTCGATGCTGACCTTACGATAGCGCCCACCTTTCACAGCGGCGTACACCACCTCGGGCACAGCGTCGAAGGACGCCATCAGCTTGGTGCGCCCCTTGTCGTCCTTCTTCTTGTAGAGCTTCTTCACCCAGCCGAGCGCGGGCAGGCCGTCGGTCATCGGCTGCTCGTCGTTGTGTCCGAACTTCAGCGGCACCTCCAGGTAGCCGCCACCGTTCAGCGCCTCGAACGAGGCCACGATCTGGTCGATGTCCTCCTCGGTGAACTTCATGCCGTTCCACGTGCCGACCGCGAACACCTCGGCCTCCCACGCGTAGGTCTTGTTCTGGCCCTTGAACTCGGCCACAGCGGCGTCGAACTTCTCGCGGTCGAACGCCGCAAAGCCCGCGTCTGCAAACTCTTTGGCCACCTGGTCGACGGTGCGGAGACCTAGCGCAACGGCCTGGACGATTGTGCTGAAGTTCATGTTAGACATCCTCACTAAATAAGACGGGCGGATGTGGATTCTCGCGCGTGCGCGTACTATAGCACGCGCATCACGTTCCGTCAATAGTTAAATAGTTGGACGTGGTTACACGACTGTTTCCTAGTTGAGGCCCTGGATCCACAGGGTGCCCGTGGTTGTCGAGATGCCCGCGATCTTCTCCCCAGGTTTCACACGCATGTAGACGAGGGAGTCTGCCGGGACGGGAAGGTGATTAGTCGTGGCCGTCGGGTCGGCACCGACTGCGATGTGGCAGCGGACGTCGCTGTATATGCCGACGATGTAGACCCCCTCAGGGATCGCTGTGCTCTGCGCGCTGACAGCGCTGACAGCCACAGCCTGCTGAGAGCCAGCGACTGGAGCGAGAACCGGGATAACCCCACCGCCGTTTGCCCTTGGTGCGTCGATGCTCATTAGAACTCTCCTTACAGTTGGTCAGTGGTGATAGATTTGAGCCCAGCTGAGTCCAGAACTGAGCCCCAGCCTTCGTCTGCCGTGATGATTGCGGCACCCCAGAATGCCTCGCACTCGGCGGCTGTCGGCGGCGTCTCCCCGGGCCAGCGCTGGGCATAGGCGGCGCTCGCCAGTTGATGCAGGGTCGCCTGTCCGCCTTGGATGGCCGCGATCTGCTGGATGAACGACTCCTTGGCGGCCGTGTGACAGGCGGTGTGGGTGGCGGGCTCTGCGCCATTTGGAGACAGGCGCACTCCGCCGAACGTGGCCTGACCTCCCTCGTCCGGGTCGAACGCTCGGGCGATTCGGTTGGCCGCGTCGGCCTGCGAGAGCGGGACGATGAGGGTGACAGTGTGGGGGTATGGCATCAGTACGCTCCAGTCTTGCGGTTCAGCCAGCGTTCTGCGCGCTGTATTTCAGCATCGGTGGCGAGCTTGCCTGCGATGATGAGGCCGTATAGAGCCCCTTTCCACTTGGTTTGCGAGCCATCCGCTGAACCTCCAACCCCAACGCCTGCCGAATTGCTGAGGTCTCCTATGTATGATTTCACGCTCCATGAGCCGCCGTTCTTTCTTGCTCGGAAATCGCCTGCGGAGGCGGTAAAGCTCCCGATATGAGGAACAAGTACGCCAACTGGGGAAGCGTTCATTGCTTGGTTTGTCATCAGCGCAGTGTCTATACGAGGCAGGACGCTATCGTTAGTGCCATTCTTTTGGATGTGTATTCCAACTGCTCCATCCCATTTAATTGCGAGGCGTCCGAATACGGCTACGTCAGAAAACGTCGCTCCGTACATGATGGTTAATGCGTCAGAAGTTGCGAACCCAGCCGTCAGAAGGTAATCATCCACCCCGTCAAATTCGAGGTAATAGCGCCCCGCTGCGTCTTGGCGGAGTATCGGCTTGCTCGCGGTCGTGGCTTGGCTGGCGTGGTAGCCGTGGAGTTCGCGGATGGAGACACTCCTGATGAGGGCGTTGACCGCAGCCCCTGCATCTCTCCGATATATGAAGAATGTGTTGCCGGTGGCTTTTGCTCTATAGGTGTACACGCCGGGCGCACTGAAGTTACCAATATCCGCGTTGGTAGAACATTGGATTTTTAATGCTCCAGATAACTCAGCAACATCTACGACAATCTTGTACCACTTGTCTGTAGTGGTTACAGATTGACTCATTGCCAACGCAGTCGAGCCATCACCGACAAACCTTGCAGACCCATTCTCCCATGTGATTGTGTTCGTGGCATCTGTGTTTAGTAGCGACCAGCCAGTGAGGAAAGAATCAAACCCCCCATTCGTCACCAACTCCGGCCCAAGCGCCAGCCCCTTGCTCTTGTCGAGCATCAGCCCCACCACAGAGTCTACTGCGGCGGGCGTCGTGCCTGCGGCGTCCTGAAACATCGTCGAGAGGTCGGACGGGTCGAACCAGACTCCGGCGACACCGGCGGCGAAGAGGCGGCGCGGGCTAAACGCCGACCCCCTGTTTAGCAATCTGTTTGGGCTGACGACCATCATTACTTGAAGCCCTCCTGTGGTTCGACGTTCGGCGGCTCGGTGCTCACCGCGATGTCGTCCTTCTGCGTGACCGCGACGAGCAGCGAGCGGCAGTTGAAGTGGTTTGGCGGTCGGTACTTGTTCCACTCGGACGAGTCGGCAGGGTAGACCTTGCCGTCGAGCGAGTTGCACACGTCAGTGGTCCGCCCGTCGAGGATGGCGCTATATTCGAGTGCGGTCACGAAGCCGTTGAGCTCGGGGTCCGTGAAGAAGTCGAAGCGCGCCTCGTTGATCGCCTCGAATGTGTTCGTGCGGACGACGGTGCGCAGGCGGAACGTCGGGTCCCCTATGTCGAGGTCCTTGCCGAGGATCTCGCGCACGTCGTCCTCAGTGATCATGCCCTTGCGAGCGAACGTGCGGTAGATGTCCTCGATCACCTCGTCCTGCGTCTTGTTGTACTTGATGCCGTTGAGGATGATCGTCTGGATCTCCTTCAGCGCCTCAGCCGTCAAGCCTCCCGCCATCTGGAACGACTTGGCCTCGAAGTACTTGGTGGCCATCTCGCCGACAGATGAGAACTTGGCGAACCGCTCCTTGCTCATGCGATTCGCACCAGCCTTCTCGACCTCGCGCTTGGCGTTCTGCACGCCTGTCTCCCAGCCCTGCGCGAGGATGCGCTTGGAGAGCTTCTTCAGTTCGGCGGTGATCGCCTTCGGGACGGTCAATGCGCCTGCGACCTTCGGGTCCGTGAGCGCCTTGTCGTTCTCCTTCACCACGTTAGCGAAGTGCTGCGCGAGCTGTGTCATGACGGAGCCGAGCTCCTGCTCGCCTTGCCACTCGGTCATCGTACTGCTGCGCTCGATGGCGGAGAAGTCGACGCGGCGCTGCGCCTTGGTGAACGCCTTGCGCTTGTACTCAATACCCACGGCGCCGCCCTCCGGAAAGAACGTGTGGTCGTGACCTTCGTGCGACATGCCCTCCTCAGCAGGTGGCTTCTCGGTGCCGTTGCCCTCGCCCGGCGCGGGTTCGTCGCCGTTCGGCTTCCCCTCGTCTCCCCCGTCGGCGTTCGGGGCGGGGGGCTGCTGTCCGGGCACCATCGGCGGCTGCGGCTTCTTGCGGGGCTCCCCCTTCTCGGGGAACTCGAGCAGCTTGCGCACATACGTCTCGTCGGTGTCGCTGGCCTCGACCGTACCGGACTGGATCAGCTTGTTCCACACGTCGAGCACGGAGTACGTCTGCGACTTGGAGAGTGGCTTGAAGTAGAACGACGGGTAAAGGCCGTCGCCCCAGTTGTACTCGCACGCCTCCTTGAACAGCTGCTCATTGAGGCACTCGGCGAGGTCCGCGGCCTCAGAATCGAGCATCCACAGGAACCCCTCCTGCTGGGTCTGCGCCTGAGAGAACCCGCCGAAGTTGCCCTGGTCGGTGAGGCCGAGCATCGACGGCATCAGCAGCGCCTTGGCCATGCCGCGGTCGTGGCGGTTGATGGCCTTCTCGAACGCGTCGGTGCTGGTCGGCCCCTCGACGTTGAGGCCGTAGCCGTCGGGCATCATGATGCCGGTCTTCGTCTGTATGTGCGACAGCACGTTCTGCAGGGCGAGAGCGTCGGCGGGGCTGAGGCGCCCGGCGGCGCCGTCCTTGCGCTCCGCCCACACGAGGCCGCCCGCCATACGCTCCAGGTAGATATTCTCCAGCTTCGTGAGCACGTCCTTGGAGAAGTAGTCGCGGTACGCGGCGCGGAGCTCGCTCTGGCCGTAGAACTCGTCCACCTCCGGGTTGTACACGTAGTGGATCACGCGCTTCGGGTCGATCTCCTGGCGCTTGCCGTTCTGCTCCTGCGTGATGCGCACGAGGTTGCCGAACTCGTCATCGTGGAAGCTGAACGTCTCGAACGGCTTCTGGGCGAGGCGCTTGATGCCCCAGTACGTCTTGCCGTCGTACTCGAACGCCTCCCACTCCTTCTCAGTGATCGAGAAGCCCTGGTACTGCGCGGCCATGATGCCGTTCAGCGCCTTGCGGAACGCGCCAGGCACGCGGTTCACCATGCGGGTGAGCACGCGGATGCGGTGCTCCTGCTCCTCCTCGCTCAGCTCCTTCTTGGCGTCGTCGTCGAACTCGAAGGCCCAGCCGCGCGACGTGACGGCGTTGCGGCGGAACACGACCACGGCCTTGAGCTGCTCGTCGAGCATCATCTTGGCATAGACCTTGTGGCCCATCCGCCCGATCAGCTCGTCGGGGTTGTACTTCGGGAAGTCGCCGTTGGCGTATATGACGGAGCTGGCCCACGCCACCTGGTTGGTGGGCGGGGCTGCGGGTGTGTCCTTCTTAGGCGCGAACATCGCGCGCACGGCTTCACCAATTCTGTTGCGCACTGAGCATCCCTCCGAACGCCTGCACTGTTGTGGACCCCGAGGCAGCTACGTCAGGCAGCTCGGTGACGTACGCCATCGCGGAGGTGTCCGCCCGGTCCGGCGATTTGTGCGTTCGCTTGATCAGCATGTCCTTGGGTTCCAGGTCCTCGACCCTCTCCTCACCGGGGCGGCTGCGGATGGCGCACACCTGGTCGCAGTACTCGTCCCAGTCCTCCTCGCCGTCGACGAAGTCCTCGGCGTAGCTCACGCGCCCGGCCTGCAGGTCGTCGTGGAAAGCCCAGTAGGACTGGACGCGCCGGTTACGCCAGCGCTTCAGGTCGTCGCTCGCCGAGCCGCCGGAGTAGCCGACGACGGGGTAGCCCCACTGCACCAGGTAGTTGTACGCGCCGTTGCCGACGCCTATCATGTCGACCACGATGAAGTCCTGCCCGGACGGCCCGCCCTCCTTCGTCCCACCGAAGCGCTCGAACAGCTCGACCGCCGCCTCGGCGGTCTTCAGTGACGCGACGCGCGGGTCGAAGTTGTGCTTCTCCTGCCGCAGCTTGCGGGTGTTTGTGACGTAGAACCGCGAGGCCTCGCACACCGTGAAGTCCTCGCCGCCCGCCGCCACGTCCACAGACACGACGAGCCTGGGCACGGAGCCGTCCTCGGCGAACTCGCGCTCGCGGGCCTCGGAGAGCCAGCCGTAGTTGACCAGCTGGTTAGCCTCCTGCTCCACGAACTCGCCTAGCACGCGGACCCTGTATATGGGCGACGTCACGCCATACTTCTTGGCCATCGCATCGACCCACGCCCGCGACACGTACTTGGCCGCGTCCTCGGGCTTGACGTGCATGCGGTAGTAGAGCTCCATCGTGCCGCGCTTGTTGTGGTGCGCCCAGAACTCTCCGCTGCTGCGGGTCGGGTTGCCTATCTCGGCGACCACAGAGCCGGGCGTCGTGAGCGCGCCCTCTATGACGGGGAACATCGCGTCGAGCCGCTGGCCCGAGGCCTCGTCCACGAGGAAGAGCTGCGGCTTGTCGTGGTAGCCCGCCAGGTTCTCAGGCTCGGACGCCGTCTCAGCGACCGCGCCCCAGTCCTCGTCGCCCAGCACCTTTATGCGGAGCGCGTCGACCTGGATCATCTCGCGGTACCACTCCGGCGCGTTGCGGCGGATGGCCCGGTACCTCGCCCACAGGCGAGTCTTGAGCTGGTCCTGCTTCGGCGCCGTGCACGCCACGAGGCCGTACGTCGTGAAGTTCCACAGGTGGATGGCCTGTGCGAGCCACTGCGTCTTGCCCGTGCCGTGGCAGCTGCGGACCGAGATGCGGGGCAGGCCCTTGCGGTTGAAGCACGAGGTCTTCCGCTTAGCGGCGAACCTGCGCACATCCATCACCGCCTCGAGGCCTTCCTCCTGCCAGTCCTGCAGCTCCTCGCCGAGCGCGTCGAAGAATATCCTCGGCCCTCCCGGTTGCTGCGCGCGGCGCTTCAGCAACCTGAGGTTGGCGACGACCTCGTCGAGGGCGGCGACGCTACTCACCGAGCTGCTCCTCCTCGGTCAGCTTGCGCACCTCGTCGATGAGCTTGGCGAACGGGTTGTTGCCCTCACCGTCGGTGAGCGCCACGGCCTTGAGGTCTGGTAGCACCTTCGCGAGGCGGCGGAAGTTGATGTCCGCACGGACGCGGAGCGCCTTGATCCGCGTGCCCGCCTTGTGCAGTTCGAAGTCCGCGTCCTCCCGTGCCTTGGCCAGCATCAGCGGGCTCTCGACCTTGGGCACGACGAGCTTCTTCACAGAGTCGTTGATGCCGCCGAGCTCGGCGTCGATGTGCACGAGCTGGCGGAGGTACTCCCTGGCCTGCAGCTCCTCGCGGAGGCTCTCACGGCGGATCTGGCGATTCACCGTGGCGCGGGTCTGTACCTCGCGCAGCGCACGCGTCTGGCGGGTCTCGGACGACTTGGCGCCGTCGGCCTTCGTCCGCCGCTTCTTTGTGATCTTTGTGTCAGGTTGGGCTTTCTTGTGTGCCATCAGTAGTTTGTAGACCTCAGCCGGTTGGGCGGAATATACCACGCCTTGGCCGGCAGAGTACACAAGCAGCGGCTTGCGGTAGCGTTTATACGGAATTACGGATTAAATACAGAATTTCTGGAATCTGTATGGGCCGCAAGCCCTTGATTTGGCTGAGGAAAAGGCCATTTTTATACAGAATTACAGAATTTTTTCTTATTGTTGGAGGATTTAAGAGTAAGATATATATATACCTATTGGATAAAAGACCGTACAATAGGAAATTCTGTATTCTGTATAAAGGCTAAACGCATGAAACCAAAGGAAAAGACCCAATTACAGATACGCAATCTGTCCCAAAAAGAGGCTTTTGAGCGCCTGGTCGAGGCCCTCGGAGCCAAGGAGCGGAGCCGCCTCGCGCCGGAGATCTCGCTGCTCCGGGCCAGCGTCGCGCGGGAAAAACCTGGCCGCAAAGAGCGACGGGTGACGGTCGAAGCGCACGGGCAGGGCGTCGTGCTGGAGGGAACCGTGCGCGAGGCGGCGGAGTTCCTCGGCCTCTCACCCGAGACGCTGCACGTGTACCTGTCGCGGGGCAAGCGCATGGCGCAGAGGGTCAGGAACGACGTCCTCTACGTAGTCCGCAGGCTCTGAGGCCCTTGCCGCGCAAGGCTCCGTCGCGGGGCCGTTTACTTCCGGCCGGTCCTCATGGCAGGATGCTTCCCGTCGGTCCGGCCCGGGTCGTCCTCCAGAACGGGCAGCCGCTTCTAGTAGGTCCTTGACCGAACGCGGCGTGCTAGCCCTCTCCTCGTGGCGTCTCAGGGTCCTCAGCAAGCCTCGCGGCCGGACCGACACCCTATTACACGGAGCGCCGACCGGCTGAGCGGCGGTGCACAAAGAACGAGGCCCAAGTCGCTGAGGACCCGGGCCGAAAAGAAGAGACGTGCGGACGACCGGTGCCGCGAGCAACTGCGGGGAGTACGCTGTGCCACCCAACCAGAAGAAAGGAACGGCCGCGAAGCCGAAGGCGCCGAGGTCCGCTCCGAAGACGAAGACCAAGCAACCCAAGAGGCAGGCCGACCGCGAGGCGCTCGAGCTGGCGGAAGCCAAGCTCGCATCGTCCGGCCTCACACTCGAGGACGCGAAGCGCCTCGGCATCGACGTGCTCTCCGCGCAGGAGACGGCCGCGCTGCACGGCTCGTTCCGGCCACGCCCCTCCATCCGCTTCTCTTACGTGGACCCGCGCGACGGCTCGCCGCTCAGGCCGTGGCCGAGCTGGCCCGCATTCTACCGCCTCCGCTACCTGGGCGAAGAGCCGAAGGGCTTCGAGGACCAGGCGGGTAAGAAGCCGATGCGCTACGTGCAGGAGCCGGACAGCGGGCTGTGCGCCTACTTCCCGGCGCTGGTCGACTGGCCGTCGGTGGTCGGTGACCCCGACGTGCCGCTGATCATCACGGAGGGCGAGCTCAAGGCGGCGAAGGCCTGCAAGGAGGGCTACCCCGCCGTCGGCCTCGGCGGGGTGTACAGCTACCGCAGCTCGAAGCTCGGCCTCTCCTTCCTCGACGAGCTCGAGGCCGTCGTCTGGGTGAAGCGGCACGTGTACATCGTCTACGACTCCGACTTCAAGACCAACGAGATGGTGTGCCAGGCGCTCAACGACCTCGCCGAGGAGCTGATGCGGCGCGGTGCCATGCCGCACGTCGTCACGCTGCCCGACGTCGTGGACGGCGCGAAGACCGGCCTCGACGACTACCTCGTCTCGGTCGCGGACCCCGACGCGCTGGCCAACCTGCTGCGCGAGCGGTCGCAGCCCCTGACCATCGCGCGTGCTCTCTGGAAGCTGAACGCCGAGGTCGTGTACGTGCGCGACCCGGGCTTCGTCCTCGTGCAGGAGACCAACCAGAAGCTCGCGCCCGGCGCCTTCAAGGACCATGCGTACGCGGCCGAGGAGCACTGCGAGCAGGTGCTGCGCGCGGACGGCTCTGTCAGCCTGAAGCCGGTCTCCGCCGCCGCCGCGTGGCTGAGGTGGCCGCTGCGCCGCGAGGCTTGGGGCATGACCTACGCGCCCGGCAAGCCGAAGTTCATCGAGGGCGCCACCCCGAAGGAGTCGCGCTGGAATGCGTGGCACGGATGGGGCGTGACGCCGGCCGAGACCACGAAGGCCTGCGACGTAAAGCCCTTCCTTGACCTCGTCGACCACCTGTTCACCGGCTCGGACCCCGAGGCCAAGCGCTGGTTCCTCCAGTGGCTCGCCTACCCGCTGCAGAACCCTGGCGTGAAGATGTTCAGTTGCTGCCTCCTCTATGGCATACACCACGGCACTGGCAAGTCGCTCATCGGGTACACGATGAAGCGCCTGTACGGCAGGAACTTCGCCGAGATCAAACAGAAGGACATACACGGCGACAACAACGGCTGGGCGGAGAACAAGCAGTTCGTCCTGGGCGACGACATCACTGGCTCGGACAGCAGGCACGACGCCGACGTCCTGAAGTCGCTGATCACCCAGGAGGAGATGCGTATCAACATCAAGTACGTCCCTCAGTTCGAGGTGCCGGACTGCATTAACTACTACTTCACCTCCAACCAGCCGGACGCCTTCTTCATGGAGGACAACGACCGGCGCAACTTCGTGCACGAGGTCATCGTCGGCCCGCTGCCCCGCGAGTTCTACGTGGCCTACAAGTGCTGGCTAGACGGCGAGGGGCCGTCGCTGCTGTTCAGGTGGCTGCTGGGCCTCGACCTGGGCGGCTTCGACCCGCACGGCCCGGCCTTCGAAACGGTCGCGAAGCGCAAGATGATCTCCGACGTGAAGTCGGACGTCGGCGCGTGGGTGCACAGGCTGCGGACCGACCCCGAGGCCGTGCTGCGCGTCGGGCAGGCGACCGTTCCCGGCGACCTGTTCACCAACCGCCAGCTGCTCGCCTTGTACGACCCGGAGGGGAGGACCAGGACGACGGCGAACGGCCTCGGCCGCGAGCTGCGACGCGCCGGCGTGCTGCAGGTCTGCGGCGGAGCGCCGGTCAAAGGACCCGAGGGCCAGGACCGCTACTACATCGTGCGGAACGCCGAGCGCTGGGCGACGGCGACGCAGGCCGAGGTCTCCAGGTACTTGCTGGGCAAGAGGAAGTAGCGGCCGTGACCGAGGACCGTGGCCTGTCTGGCCGAGGCCGTCCGGCGCACGGAAGGCCGGGAGCTAAAATAGCCGTTTACAAGCCGGTCGGAACGCGGCAGCATGGTCTCCGACGGCTCCCTCGCCTGGAGGTGCAGCCGGAGGGACAGACCCCGCGGACGTGCGACTCTGTGCAGTCGGTAAAGCGTCCACAGACCTGAGTAGGCCTGGTACGGGAACCACCCTCCGCCGTTGGCGACGGAGCGTCTTAGTTTAGCCGCAAACCTGCTGAGGACCTGACAACAATGAACAAGCACAAGGAGCCGACGGCCGTGAGCCTGGTCGGCGAGGCGCTTCGACGCGCCGACGATTTCCTCACCGTGCAGCAGCTGAAGGCCGCGACCGGCGTCTGCGCGAACCGCGTGTTCGCCACGCTCCACCACCTGCAGAAGCACAAGGCCGCTGACGCGACGCGCCTCGACGGCTGCCTCTACTGGTACGCGACGCCCGAGACCGACGACCGCTGTCGCACCGTCGCCGAGCGCACTCCCGAGACCAAGCCGCGGAAGACCCGCAAGAGGAGGGTCGCGCCGTCGGCGAGTCGGCCTCACTCAGGATGAAGCCACACCCCGAGGACATGCCACTGCTGAAGATACTGTTCCTCGCGGCGAGGCACGTGCACTTTTAGGTTCCCGCCCCTCGGTCTACAAGCCAGGACCGAGGGGCATAACGTCAACCCTCAGAGAGGAGACACAACAATGGCGAAGCTCATCGAAGACCCGAAGGTCCAGGCTCTGGTGGAGAAGGAAGTCGCGAAGGCCGTCAAGGCCGAGACCAAGCGCTGCGTCGAAGCGGCGAAGTCCACCACCGCGGAGTACGTCGAAGCCAACCCGGGCAGCAAGAAGGTGCTGACCTTCCTCGGCAAGGCGATCGTCGCTGCGGTCAAGGGCTAAGACGCGAGGCCCGGAGCGGAGACGCCGAGGGCCTTTCTTTTACGCATGAGCAGGAGGTGTGGCGTGCCGAGATGCTACAAGGTGACTGTGCGCGAGGACGGCAAGACCGTCGCGACGCGGTATGCGGGAACGCAGGCTGGCGCCAAGGCGCTCCGCAACGAGATGGCCGAGCGGCGTGGCCTGAACCCGCGCAAGAACGCCTCGGTCGAGGAGGCGGAGATCCCTGCCGCCAAGACCGAGCTGCTGGAGTTCGTCAACGAGCTCTGCGAGAAGATGGATGTCGGTCGTGGCTAGCCCGTTCGAGGCGCTTGGCCTGCCAGAGACGGCCACCGAAGCGCAGGTGAAGGAGGCGTGGCGCAAGCTCGCCTCCCAGCACCACCCGGACAGGGGCGGCGACGCGGACGAGTTCGGTCGCTTGCGCAAGGCGTACGACGAGGCGCTCGAGCTCGCCGCCGAGCCGCTCGACTGCTCGAAGTGCGAGGGCACCGGGTACACGGTCGTGCGCCGCGGGTTCGAGTCGGCGAAGGTGCGGTGCGGGCAGTGCGGCGGGACCGGGGAGGTGGCGCGTGGCTAGCCGCGTCCAGGGCGCGAAGGGCGAGAGCACGGACACGTGGCTGACGGACCCGAAGCTGGTGAGGGCGCTCGGTCCGTTCCAGCTCGACCCCTGCTGCCCGGCCGACATGCCCTGGCGCACGGCCAAGATGATGTTCCACTTCCCGCGGCAGGACGGGCTGGAGCTGGACTGGAAGGGCCGCCGCGTGTGGCTGAACTTCCCGTTTTCCGCGCCGAAGCCGTGGGTGGACAGGTTTGTGAAGAACGCCAACGGGATCGCTTTGGCGCCAGGCAGGTCGCCGGAGACGCTGTGGTGCCAGCAGCTGGTCGGCGGGTCGAGCCTCGTGTTCGTCCCAAAGGGACGGCTGCCGTTCTTCTACCCGGACGGCACCGAGGCGCGTGGCAAGTGGCAGCCGCACATTCTGGTGGCGTACGGCGAGCAGAACGCGGAGGCGTTGCGGCGACTGCCGGAACGCGGCTACCCCGGTTTACTGATGAAGGTGGAGGTCTGAGTGGCTACCAAGAAGAGCAACAAGAAGGAGTTCGACGTCGGGTCGCGCGTGACCATTACGCACCTCGGCGTCACAGGCGAGGTGACGTTCGCCGGTGAGGCGGACCACCGGCTCGTCAAGGCCGGCAAGACGACTTACAGCACGCGGACCGGCTGCCTGCAGTCCACCGCGAAGGGAGGTGCGTGATGTGTGAGGTGTTTTCCTACGGGCTGGTGGTTTACCTGCTGATTGGCACGCTGCTCAGCACCGTCGCGTTCGTCGGAGCGCGGAACGGCAAGGACTGGTACGACTACCAGAACATGACGCGCAAGGAGGTGGCGATACTGCTGGCCATATCGTCGTGCGCGTGGGTCTTCCTGCTCACGGACGACGTGTACCGCGGCAACCTGCTGGCCGGCCTCAGGAGGTCGCTGCCATGGGACTGAAAGTGATGCTCGCCGGCAAGGCGCCCGACGACCTGACGCAGCTACGTTACCCGGTGCTCGCCAGCCCGAAGGTCGACGGCGTCCGGGCCGTGGTGGTCGACGGTGTCGTCCTCGCCGGGCGGAGCATGCGGCCGATACCCAACGCCTTTGTGCAGGAGCTCTTCGGGCTGGCTAGCCTGGAGGGCCTGGACGGCGAGCTGGTGGTCGGCGCCGAGACCGGTCCCGACGTGTTCAACCGCACGCAGTCCGGCGTTATGTCGCGGCACGGCGAGCCCGACGTGCGGTTCCTGGTGTTCGACGACCTCGCGCATGGCGGAGACTTCCTGCGGCGCCATGCGAACGCGGTCCGCCGCGCGAGCAGGGCCAAGACCTCCGTCTCGTACCTCGACCACGTGCACGTGTCCGATGCCGGCTGGCTCGAGGCGTACGAGGATGACTGCCTCGCGAAGGGGTACGAGGGCGTGATGCTCCGTGACCCACACGGTGCATACAAGCAGGGGCGGTCGACGACGAAGGAGGGAGGGCTCCTCAAGCTGAAGCGGTTCAAGGACTCCGAAGCGGTGGTCACCGGTGTCGTCGAGCTGATGCACAACGGCAACGAGGAGCGCACCGCTACGGGACGGCGCTCCACCAGGAAGGCCGGGAAGACGGGCACCGGCGTGCTCGGCGTGCTGCTCGGCCGTGACCTGAAAACCGGTCAGCCGGTCGAGGCTGGCACCGGATTCACTGCGAGACAGCGCGCCGACCTGTGGCGGATACGTGAGACACTGCCCGGCCTTGTCTTCACGTACAAGTTCTTCCCGCACGGCACCGACGACCGCCCGCGGTTCCCGGTGTTCAAGGGCTTCCGTAGCCCGCTCGACCTATAGCTGGTTCCGCTGCCAGACTATAAGCGATCGTGAGGTGTCGGTCCTTGCTCCCCTGCGCCATACTTTACACGTGACCCGCCGCACGTGCGGCGGGCGAGGAGCTGAGGACCTGACGCATGAAGAAGCAGACCATCACTGAGACCACCCGCCGCCTCCTGAAGCGTGGCAAGACCAACGAGCAGATCTGGGCGGTGCTCGAGCGTGAGTTCCACCCCGACCCCCAGACCCGTCGGAACATCAGCTGGCACCGCTGGAAGATGCGCAAGGAGGGGCTCCTCGGGGCGCCCAAGAAGCGCCGCCACTAAGCTATTGATTTGCAAGCACTTATTTGTGGGCTCTTCGGGCCCACTTTCTTTTATAAATACCTGTTTACAAGCCCCATCTTTCCTGATACCATGTTCCCTGTGCCGCGTTGTTGCGGCCGCGATTAAACCCAACAAGCTGAGGACCTGAACTATGGCTACCAAGACCTACGGCAGCCGCGACTCCGCCGTCGCCGTGCTGCGCAAGATGGGTGTCCCCAAGGACAAGTACAACGACTTCGTGACGAAGACCGCCGAGGGCAAGTACGAGGTCGACCTCGATGCCGGTGGTTTGGCGTCTCCTACTGAGACGGCGCTCTCTACAGAGACGCGCGCGGCGAAGGTAGCCAAAGCGGCGAAGCAGAAGAAACCCACCGCCAAACTCGCTAAGGGCACCCGTAAGAAGGCTCCGAAGCCTGAGAAGAAGGCGAAGAAGCTTGAGAAAAAGGAAGTCAAGGGTCGCGAAGGCTCACTTGCCTCTCGCATCCGTGAGCTGATCCTCAAGGGCAAGTCCAACGCCGAGGTGTACGCAGCGCTGGAGTCCGAGCTCGGCGAGTCCAAGAAGTGGTTCCCCGGGTGGTATCGCGCGGATATGCGCCGCAAGGGCCAGCTGCCGGAGGGCATGTGATGAAGCTAAAACACCCCGGGCACATGTCGGCACGAAAGATCGCCAAGGAAGATGGTGTGCTGAACGAGGCGAACATCAACACAGCTCTCAGAGATGAGATTCGTGCTCTTAAAGGGATGCTCGGAGCAGTAAAATATCTGAAGCGCGAGACCAGAGAAAAAGTTGAGCCTATCCTTGATAAGGCTCTTACTAACGCACTCAACGAAGCAGAGTAACAAGGTAACCAAACATGAAGGCCCGACGCCGTACGCCATCACCGACGAGTTCGTGCAACGTTACCGCCGAGAGGCTGACAAGTTCGTGAAGATGGAGGGATAGTAAGATGGCCGAGAAGAAAGCGCCCGCCGAGAAGGCGGCCAAACCCAAGTTCAAGTTCCCGAAGGCGATGGGGGCTTGCGCGGACAAGCTCTACGAGCTCCGCGAGAAGCGCCGCGAGCTGAAGCGGCAGGCCGATGCGCTCGAGGAGGAGGAGAAGGCGCTGAAGGCGCACATCATTGGCAACCTGCCGAAGTCCGAGGCCTCTGGCGTGTCGGGCAAGGTCGCTCGCGTGAGCGTGGTCAAGAAGACCGTGCCGCGCGTCGAGGACTGGGACAAGGTGTACGCCTTCGTGAAGAAGAACAATCGCTTCGACCTGCTGCAGCGCCGCCTGAATGACGGCGCGGTGGCGGAGATGTGGGAGGCCAAGAAGCAGGTGCCCGGCGTCGGGACCTTCGAGGCCGTCAGCGTCTCGCTGAACAAAGTCTGACCAACCCTGAGAAGAAGGAGAAACACCGTGAACCAACACAACACCGTGCTGCTCACCGGCGAGGCACTCGCTGTCGCTCTCACCATCTACGAGAACCAGGCCAAGGCGCAGCGACTTGTGAATGAGATCGCCGAGCGCTACCAGAGCGAGGTCGGGGCCGTCAACGAGCGCGCCGTCGTTACGCACCGGCTGCTGGTAGCCGACATGCGCCGCGTGCTCGGGTTCCCCGAGGGCGTCGAGTTCAAGCTGGACAACACCTACCTCGCGCACGGTCACGCCTACTTGACCGTGATCGGCGACGAGGAAGACGCGTACAGCGGATTCAGCGAGACCGGTTCCTTGGTGCAGTAACAGTAAGCAAACCTAACAGACGCAGAGGGAGAACAGAGATGGCAGTTTCCAAAGCCAAGAAGAAGCCGGTCGACGCCGGCAAGGGCACGAAGAACGGCGCGATGGTGAAGTGGGAGGAGGAGCTCGCCAAGCAGGCCGAGGTCGCCGCCAGCATGGAGGAGTCCACCGCCACCGGCGCGTTCTTCAGCACGAAGAGCGGCGTGCTCGCGTTCAACGGCTCACCGATGCCCAACAACGAGATGGCCGTGGTGATCCTCGATGCCGTGCTCGAGAACGTGTTCTACGAGGGCGAGTACGACCCGGACACGCCGTCCGGGCCGACCTGCTTCGCCTTCGGCCGCGACGAGAAGGACATGGCCCCGCACAAGGTGTGCGTCGAGGCCGGCATCGCGGTGGCGGAGTCGTGCCACGGCTGCCCCAACAACGAGTGGGGCTCCGCCGACAAGGGCCGCGGCAAGGCGTGCCGCAATACCCGCCGCCTGGCCATGCTGTCGGCCGGCGAGTTCGACCGCGGCGGCAAGTTCGTGGCGATCGACGACCCCGAGCACTATGAGTCCACCGGCATGGCCTTCATGAAGCTCCCCGTGACCTCAGTCAAGGGGTACGCCGCTTTCGTGAAGAGCGTCGCCGGTGCGATGCGCCGCCCGCCACACGGCATCTTCGCCCGCGTGAAGGTGGTGCCTGACTCCAAGACGCAGTTCAAGGTGGTCTTCGAGCCACTCGGCACGGTGCCCAACGAGCTGCTGGGCGTGGTGATGCAGCGCCGCGAGGAGGCGATGGCCACCATCGAGTCGCCCTACCAGCTCCCCGAGGAAGAGGAGCAGAAGCCGGCGCGTGGCGGCAAGCGAGGCGGAAAGCCCGCAGCGGGCCGCGCAGCGGCTAGGCGCAAGTACTGACCGCCAGCGAGTGAGGGGCCGGGCGTCTGACCCGGTCCCTTTCCTTTTGACCAACCTGTGCAGGAACTGGCATGGCAAAGAAACCGCGAAAGATTGACCACGAGACGCCGCTCCAGTCGTGGGCGGGCCTCAACGAGGCGATGCAGGTCTGTGACGAGGAGACGGCCAAGGCGCTCCTCGAGCGCGAGAAGAAGGGCAGGCGTCGCAAGCAGTTCATGCTCCGCATCCACTCGCGCATCAACAAGCTCCGCGCCGACCGCGAGCGCGAGGAGATCATGGAGGTGCTAGGTGGCTAGGCGTGCGAAGGCCAAGGTGCCACGCCCGGTTGTCGTCGACTTCGAGACGTTCGGCATCGAGGGCCGGCCGCATTACCCGCCAGTGCCCGTCGGCGTGTCGGTCAAGTACCCAGGCAAGAAGCCGCGCTACTACGCCTGGGGCCACCCGACCGGTAACAACTGCACGTGGGATGAGGCGCACTGCGCTCTGCACGACGCGTGGCGCACCGCCGAGCGCGCGGACGGTGTCCTGTTCCAGAACGGCAAGTTCGACGTGGACGTGGGTGAGGTGCACTTCGGCCTGCCGCGCCTGCCGTGGGACAAGTACCACGACACGATGTTCCTGCTGTTCCTCGACGACCCGCACCAGAAGGAGCTCGCCCTGAAGCCCGCCGCCGAGCGGCTCCTCGGCATGCCGCCCGACGAGCGTGACGCCGTCGAGGACTGGCTCGTCGATCACCAGCCCGTGCCGGGCGTGAAGGTGAGTCGCTCGAAGAGCTCGCCGCACTACGCCGGCCGGTACATCGCCTTCGCGCCCGGCGACGTCGTCGGCCCCTATGCGAACGGCGACGTGGACAGAACCGAGCAGATATTCGAGCTGCTGTACCCGCGGACCGTCGAGCGCGGGATGCTCGCCGCCTACGACCGCGAGCGGCGACTGATGCCCATCCTTCTGGAGATGGAGCGCCAGGGCGTGCCCGTCGGCTTGAAGCGGCTCCGCGCCGACGTGGAGCTTTACTCAGGCTGGCGCGCGAAGATCGACGCGTGGGCGGTGAAGCGACTCAAGGCCTCGCCCGGCATCAACCTGAACTCCGGTGCGCAGCTCGTGGAGGCGATGATCGCCGCGGGCAAGTGCGACGTCGACGCGCTCGGCGTGACGGCCACCGGCAAGCCGAAGTCGGACAAGGACTCGCTCATGGCTGCGGTCACCGACAAGGTGCTGCTGGCCGTGCTCAAGTACCGCACGCAGCTGAGCACCTGCCTCGACACGTTCATGGTGCCGTGGCTTGAGGTGGCTGAGGCGTCGGGCGGGTTCATCTACACGACCTGGAACCAGGTGAAGTCGCCGAAGGGCGCGGACAGCGTCGGCACGCGGACGGGCCGGCTGTCGTCCACGCCGAACTTCCAGAACATACCGAAGGAGTTCAAGCCCATCTTCCGCCACGAGGAGGCGGACGCGAAGAAGGCGAGGGACCTCCCGGTCTGCCCGTTCAAGGACCTTCCGGCGCTCCCCATGGTCCGCAGCTACGTTGTGCCGTGGGACAAGACGCACGTGCTCCTCGACCGCGACTACTCGCAGCAGGAGCCGCGCATCCTGGCGCACTTCGACGGCGGCAGCCTGATGGACAAGTACAACGAGAACCCGTGGATAGACTTCCACGACTACGCCAAGGCCGAGCTCGAGCTGATGAACCTGTTCTACGACCGGCGTCCGGTGAAGAACACGAACCTCGGCCTCATCTACGGCATGGGCGTGGGCAAGCTGGCGCTGAAGAACGGCCAGACCGTCGAGGAGGCGAAGCGGCTCAAGGAGGCCATCCTCAAGCTGTACCCTGGCCTCAAGGAGATGTACGCGGACATGAAGCAGCGCGCGAAGGCGAACCTGCCGGCGAGGACCTGGGGAGGCCGCGAGTTCTACTGCGAGCCGCCCGCGGTGGTGGACGGCAGGCTGAGGACGTTCGACTATAAGATGGTCAACTTCCTCATCCAGGGTTCCGCGGCTGACTGCACGAAGGAGGCACTAATCCGGATGTACGAGACCAAGAAGCCCGGCTGGCGGATCCTGCTGAACGTGCACGACTCCATCACGATGAGCGCGCCGCGGAAGGAGATGGAGGAGGCCATGGAACACATGCGCCTCCACATGGAGGGAGTGGAGTTCGACGTGCCCATGCTGAGCGAGGGCGAGTGGTCCGATACGAACTGGAATGAGCTGAAGACTTACGACAAGAAGGGGAGGAAGGTACATGGTACAGAAAAAACAGCCTAAGCGGATCACGGCGTGGTCCTACAGCCGGTATGCGGACTACAAGCAGTGCCCGCTCAAGGCGAAGCTCAAGCACATCGACAAGATCCAGGAGCCGCCCAACGCGGCGATGGCGCGCGGCGGTGAGCTCGGCAAGAAGATCGAGGCCTACATCAAGGGCCAGCTGACGAAGCTGCCGCCCGAGTTCAAGCCGGTCGCGGCTAAGGCGAAGCTGCTGCGCGAGAAGTTCAAGAAGAAGCTGCTGCCGGTGGTGGTCGAGGACTCGTGGGCCATGACGCGTGAGTGGGCGCGGACGGTCTGGAACGACTGGGACAACTGCTGGCTCCGCGTGAAGGTCGACGCTGCCTACCACGAGGACGAGGAGACGCTGGACCTCACCGACTGGAAGAGTGGCAAGTTCAGACAGGAGATGAACGATGACTACGTGGAGCAGCTCGAGCTCTACGCCCTCTCGGCGCTGGTGCTGATGCCACACCTCAAGAAGGTCCGCGTGTGCCTGGAGTACTTCGACCAGGGCCTGACGTACCCTCCGAAGGACAAGCCCATGGAGTTCACGCAGGCTGACGTGCCGAAGCTGAAGAAGCTGTGGGAGAAGCGGGTCAAGCCGATGATGGCCGACACGAAGTTCGCACCGCGGCCCAACGACAAGTGCTGCTGGTGTTTCTACGGGCAGTCTGGCAAGGCCAAGGGCGGTCCTGGCCTCTGCAAGTTCTGAGGAGGAGAAGATGCAAGACGTGATGGTTTACCTGGAGACGCTCGGCCGCAGGCCGGTGCAGTGCAGCGGGACCCACCACAACGCGCTTGACGACGCGAAGTCGCAGGCGCTGCACGCCATCGAGCTCCTGCGGTGACGCTCGAGGCCGGCATAGAGGAGTCGGCCTGCAGCTCCGCGCTCCGCGACTACGGGGTGCGGAGCCTCAAGCTCAATCTCCGTGGCAACAACGGCTGGCCCGACCGGATGTTCTTGATACCGGGCGGGCGGCCGTTGTTCGTGGAGTTCAAGAGGCCTGGTGAGCCGCCACGGCCGCTGCAGGTGGAACGGCACAAGACACTGAGGAAGCTGGGATATGACGTCGAAGTCCACGACACGAAAGAAGGAGCAGTCGCCGCGGTCGTCGCCGCGCTCCGCCGCGCGCTCGACCAAGAAGCTGCCGGCGGTCGTCGTCCTCGAAGGCGAGCTGATCGAGGCTAAGCGGTGGGAGCCGCACGCCTACCAGAAGAAGGCGGTGAAGTTCCTGCTGGAGCACGCCGCCGCCGCACTGTTCTTGGACCCCGGCCTCGGCAAGACGGCGGTCACGCTCGCAGCGGTGAAGCTGCTCAAGAAGCGCGGCGTGCTCAGCAAGGTCCTGCTGATCGCGCCGCTCCGCGTGTGCCACTCGGTGTGGCCGAAGGAGGTCAAGAAGTGGGAGGACTTCCACGGCCTCCGCGTCGAGGTGCTGCACGGGCCTAAGAAGGACGAGGCGCTTGAGCGCGAGGCGGACGTCTACCTCGTGAACCCCGAGGGTCTCGAGTGGCTGCTGAAGGCCGAGAAGTTCAAGGACAACCGCGGCAAGACGCAGGTCAAGATCGACGTCCGCCGCTTCAAGGCGCTGGGCTTCGACACGCTGGTCGTCGACGAGCTCTCGAAGTTCAAGCACACCAGCTCGGTGCGGTTCAAGGCGCTGAAGCACGTGCTCGGCACCTTCGCCAGGCGGTGGGGCCTCACCGGCTCGCCCGCGGCCAACGGTTTGATGGACCTGTTCGGCCAGGCGTACGTCCTAGACGAGGGCCGGTCACTCGGCCGGTTCATCACCCACTACCGCAACAGCTTCTTCGACAAGGGCTACGACGGCTTCTCGTGGACGGTGAAGCCCGACGGCGAGGACCGCATCTACGAGCGCCTCGCGCCGCTCGTCCTCCGTATGGACGCGGACGACTATCTCGAGCTGCCGCAGATCCGCGAGAACCCCATCCTCGTCGACCTGCCCGAGAGCGTGCTGCCGCTGTACCTCGCCCTCGAGGAGGATCTCTTCGCGGCGATCGGCGACAGGACCGTGACCGCACCGACTGCGGGCGCGGCGAGCGGGAAGTGCAGGCAGGTGGCGAGCGGCGCGGTCTACGTAGACCGCGAGGTGGAGGCCACCGGGTTCAAGCTGCCGCGGTCGAAGCGCGAGTGGACCGAGCTGCACACTGAGAAGCTCGACGCCCTCGAGAGCCTGGTGGAAGAGCTGCAGGGCCAGCCACTGCTCTTGGCGTACGAGTTCAACCACGACATCGAGCGCATCAAGGGGAGGCTGGGTGACATTCCGGTGATAGGCCGCGGCACGAAGGCGTCGGACACCGGGCGGATCATCAAGGAGTGGAACGACGGAAGGATACCGGTCCTCGCCGTCCACCCGCAGTCCGGGGCACACGGCCTCGATGGTCTGCAGGAGGTGGGCAACCACGTCTGCTTCTTCACGCTCACCTGGGACTTCGAGCTGTACGACCAGCTCATCCGCCGTCTGAGGCGGCAGGGGAACCGGTCGAAGTGGGTGACGGTCCACCAGCTGCTGGCCCGAGGGACCGTGGAGGAGGACGTGAGGGGAGCCCTGTACGGTAAGGACAGAGGGCAGCAGGCGCTATTCAAGGCACTGCAGGCCAGGGCGAAGCGCAGGAAGCGGTGAAAAGAAAAGGCGGACCTTGCGTCCGCCTTGTTCTTCGTGGAGAGGTTCAGGTCACTCGGTGTCGCGGCTCATACCGAGTCGCTCGGCCATTTTTAGTGTGGTCTCGGCAACAGCGTAGTTCGAGCCGCGCGGGTCATCGTCCGCGACCTCCATCTCGAGGCCAAGCACGTCGGCGACGCACTCAAAGTCTCCCGGTCGCTCGGCCATCGCGTCTTTCGCGTCAAGAATAAAGGAATACGCGTAGACGTCGTGTGGGCTGACTCCGAGCACCTTCAGCACGTCGAACGCGGCTTGGAGCTCTTCGCGAGTGGGTTCGGTCTTCCAGTTCATGGTTCTATGCCCTCAGCGGTTGTTGCGTTCAGGAGCCTTAAATATACTGTGCAGACCGTGGCTTGTAAACGCCCATTTGTGATAAATAATCCCTTGGAAATCAAGCACTTAGGCCAAGCCCCCTGTGGTCCTAAGTCCTTGATTTTCTTAGAGAAAATAATTCCAATTTGGGCACAAATACCTGTTTACAAGCCCCTCCGAGTGCCGTATATTTAAAACTCCTGAACGCAACAACCACTGAGGACACTGAGATGGACCTGAACATGGACACGCCGATCATCGCCACAATAGACGGCGTCGAGTACATGGCGCGAGTCTACTGGAACGACGGCACGACTGTGCGCGCTCGCGTTACTTGGCAGTCCCGCATCGTCCTTCCGATTCTCAACGAAGTCGAGTTTAATCTTGCGGACGCCAGCAAGCTTAATGTGCGGGTCAACGACATGACCGAGAAGCAGCTGAAGAAGTGGCTTAGAACTGTCTAAGCCAATGACGAACGAAGCCGCAACTGATGAAACCCGCGACGCTTACTGGCGTCGCTTCAAGCGCCGGGTTAGGCGAGGAGGATGGGCATCGTTGGCGGCCAAGGAGCTGTTCGCGCGCTTCCTGGAAGCCCACCCGCACTTCGCACCGAAGGAGGTTCAAGATGGCACTGTGTAACTCTGACGTCACTGAGCTCGCGTACCTGTACCCTGTGGGTTACGGCGTGTATAAACGCTGTGGACACTACTCCGTCCTGCCATGAACATACTCGAGCACTTCGCGTTCCGTGGTCGGCCGCGTGTCTATGGCACCACCGAGCTCCTCGGGTACGAGGCTCTGGTGGTCCGCGACGACGGGTCGGCCGTGACGCTGGTCACTCACGACCTCTACGCGTTCGAGACCCGGCGCGTGTCCAGGGCCGAGTTCCTGGAGGGCTTCGTACCCGACCTGTCGTCGACGCCGGCGAGGATGGCCACGGATATGCGGTCGTGGTTCCACAATATACGGGCCGACGACGAGTCACGGTCCGCGGTAGAGAGGGCGCTCAACCGCCCGGGCAAACTGGAGGACCTGAAGGTGAAGAAGACGAATAACAAGAAGGCCACTGCGGCCCACGTGTGCCACGACTTCAACCGTCGCACGTGCATCGTGTTGGAGCGGACGGAGAACCTTGTGGTGTACCTGCCGATGAACGGCGAGGGTCTCGAGGTGCTGACCGCGGCGCCGGGCCACTTTGACAAGGACTACAAGCCGCTCGACGGTTACCCCGTCGAGAAGGCCGCGGCGCTCTACGTCGAGTACGCCCGGCACCTGGGCGCCACGAAGGAGGCGATGGCTGAGCTCGGCAAGCTGGTCACTGTGACGCAGGCGGACGTCGGCGCCGCCCTGAGGCAGCGCGCCGCGGCGGATGCTAAGAGGCCAACCGCTCCCCCGACGACGACAGAGGAGAAGCCCAAGAAGGAACGCACTGCGGCGAAGGGCGTGCGGCCCGTGGTGCGGGTGAAGCAGGATGATCCGCCGTGGGACACCGGGAAGGCGAAGCCCAAGGCGGAGGTAGCCACCACGACCAAGACCGGCAAGCCGCGTGCGGAGGGCGTCGGGACGTTCTGCGAGCGGCTCATCCTCGAGGGCAAGTCGAACGAGGAGGTTCTCGCCGCCGCCAAGAAGCAGTTCCCTGACAAGAACCCCTCGCCGTCATCCGTCAACTGGTATAGGAATAAGCTGAAGCGCGAGGGAAAACTCTGATCAGCCCTTCGGGCTTGCGCAGGAGCGGGTGATCAAGGACGAGCACTACACTTGGAGGGTGCTGGTCTGCTGCGCTTTGCTGAACCGCACCGGTAGGAAGCAGGTGCGACCGATGTTCGAGCGGCGTGAGGCGGTACGCACTCGACGCCGTGGTGATATTCGTGGAGGGACGGACGGACGTCAGGCCGACCGGCCGCTTCCTTAAACCCTACCTGACGTGGAGGAAGAGAGAAGATGGCAAAAGAAGACCTTGAGATGCTGCTGTGCCAGGTGAGCTCGGAGATGCTGCTCCGTGAGCTCGCCCGCCGCGGTGGCCACCCCGGTGCCCTGGCCGAGGCGGCACTGCTATGCGTGCGTAAGAGCGGCGACTACAATCACGGCTCGGCTGGCGACGTGCACACGGTGGACCGGACGAACTACTTCCCGCTCGGCGCGGCGTCGTACGCCCAGATGCTCCACACTAAGTCCCAGCGCTTCGTCTCGCTGGCCCGCAAGGAGCTGGAGGGCAAGACGCCCAACTTCGAGGGGCTGCGCGATACGGCGCTCGACCTCATCAACTACGCCGGCTTCTACCTGGCGGACCCCCGCAGTGCCGGTAAGGAGGGCAAGTAACTATGGAACAGTGGAAGAAGTTGATGCGCAAGGTGCTGAACCATGGCGAGGAGCGGCGGGACCGCACCGGTGCTGGGACGTTCGCGCTGTTCGGCGAGTCCGTGACGTTCGACAACCGGCACTCGTTCCCGGCGGTGACCACCAAGAAGCTCGCGTTCCGGCAGGTGTGCAACGAGCTCGCGTGCTTCCTGCGCGGCTACGACAACCTCGAGCAGTTCCACGAGATGGGCTGCCGGATCTGGGACGGCAACGGGAACGCGCCGTACTGGCAGGAGAACCCGCTGCGCCGCCGCGAGGGCGACCTTGGCCGGATCTACGGCGCGCAGTGGCGCGGCTTCCGCGGCGTGGTGGACTCAGGGTACGGACTGAAGGTGAAGGTCGTCGACCAGCTCAAGCGGCTGGTGGATGGCATGCGGGCGGAGCCGCACGGACGGCGCCACGTGGTCACCGCGCTGAACCCGGCGGAGCAGGGACAGATGTGCCTCCCTCCGTGCCACGTGATGTTTCAGGCCTTCGTAAGCGAGGGCGACCTGTGTGACATTCACTACCGCGTGGACCTCGCCGTCTACATGCGGTCGGTGGACCTGTTCCTTGGCCTGCCGTTCGACATCGCGAGCTACGCCGTGCTGCAGCGCCTGCTTGCCAAGGAGCTGGGGCACGAGAGCGGCTACCTCACCTTCTTTCTGGGCGACACGCACATCTACAAGAACCACGTCGACCAGGTGCACGAGGTGCTCAGCCGCGACCCGCGCAACCCGCCGCAGCTGCGTCTCGCCGACGAGGCGTCGCTGTTTGACTTCCTGCCGGAGCACGCGGAACTGGTCGGCTACGACCCGCACCCCGCCATCGCGGCGCCGATGAACGTCTGAGGAGAAAGAGATGCCACAACAACCTATTACCCGCCACGGCGAGCTCGCCGACGTGTGGGCCTTCCAGCAGAAGTTCAACGTGCCGATGGCCAGCGTGCCGTCGTTCCTCGACCGCGAGACGTTCGACTTCCGCCTGAAGTTCCTGCAGGAGGAGCTCCACGAGTTCTTCGTCGCCCACACGTCACGCGACATGCACGGTGCGGCCGACGCGCTCGTGGACCTCGCGTACGTGCTCTACGGCACGGCCCTGATGATGGGCCTCGGCGACGCGTGGCCGCAGCTGTGGGCAGAGGTGCAGCGGGCCAACATGTCGAAGGTCCGCGCGGCTCACGCGGGCGAGTCGAAGCGGGAGTCCACGCTCGACGTGGTGAAGCCGGCAGGGTGGAAGCCGCCCGACCACTCCGCTGCGCTGGGTGCCGGTCTGTGGCACGTGTTCGACGCGACCACGGCAGCGTATATCACGTCAACTGAGCGGCCCGTCTGCCTGAAGCACTGCACGGGTGGCGGTCCGTGCTACTGCCCCGAGTCAGCAGCGGCGCAGAAGACGGAGGACTGACCGATGGCGCGGCCCACCCTCGACCAGTACCTCATGGGCTTCGCCCGGCTCGCGGCGGAGCGCACGACGTGCATCCGGCGCGGCGTGGGATGTGTCCTGGCCAACGAGCGCGGCCACGTCCTGGCGATCGGCTACAACGGCGTCGCCTCAGGTCTCCCCCACTGCAACGAAGAAACTGACTACTATCGGCTTACCGGCTGCAGTGAGGACACGCTAGTGGCAGTCTACGGCCACGCCTGCGCCGGCCACGACCTCCCGCCCGGGCAGGACAGCTGTGAGGCCGTGCACGCCGAGCAGAACGCTCTGCTGCAGTGCCGTGACCCGTGGGAGATCCATACGGCCTACGTGACCCTCAGCCCGTGCAAGGCATGCCTGAAGCTCCTCCTGGGAACGTCATGCAAGCGTATCGTGTTCCTGGAGGAGCACGTCGACCCGGCGCCCAGGGAGCTCTGGCTGAAGGCCGGTCGCGAGTGGCACCAAGCGGTTTAGAATAGTAGTTCCAACAACGAAGAAGGAGAAGTGGCTGTGAAGACTGGTACTGTGAAGTGGTTCAACGACAGTAAGGGGTTCGGGTTCATCGCGGTGGACGGGGGCAGCGAGGACGTGTTCGTGCACTACTCGGCAATCGTGAGCACCGGGTTCAAGACGCTGACCGAGGGGCAGCGCGTCGAGTTTGACGTGCAGCGCGGGCCGAAGGGAATGCAGGCGTCCAACGTGACCCCTATGGCGAAGTAGGAGGGCGACATGGCTGGACCGAAGTCTGCGACCGTCCTTGACCAGGTCGAGGTGCACTTCATACTGACCGAGTAATGACGACGAAGGGCAGGCTTTACCGGCCTGCCCTTTCTTCTACTCCGCCTCCCTGTTCACCTTTCGCTCCAGCCGTTCGTATATCCCCTTGAGCATTCCCTTGATCTCAGCGATGTCCCTGTCGTACGCCTGCTGTCGCACGTAGGTCACCGGCAGCGACTCCTTCAGCTGCGTGGTCTCCTTCTTCAGATCCCGCACGTCCGTCGCCAGCGACTTGACGATCCACGCGAGCGGCCCGACCACGACTAGGTTGAGCAGTGCAGCCCCGGTTCCTAGCAGTGTGCCAAGGGACAGTGTGACCTCGATTTCTCCGCTCACGCCTTGCCCCTTGCCATGGCCTCGGTTTTCTGCTTGCTGCCAGCGCTTGACCCGAGCCAGAAGTTCAGCACTTGCGTCTGTGCAGCCGTTAGCACGCCGAGCACTATGGAAAACTGCGTCTCGGCGTTTGGCGCTACGTTCACCTCCCCGGTTACGTAGGACCACAGCACCAATGCGTAGGCCAGCGTGTAGATCACAGACAGCACGATCTGTGGGACTTGGCCGTTCTTCTCCGCCATCTGCCGCGCGTTCTTCCGGTCGTCCGTCGCGATGCGCTCCAGGTCAACGCCGAGCTCGGCCATGCGCGTCTCGAAGGCGTTGTCGGCCTCCTTCAGCTTTAGCAGCGCCTCCGGTGAAGCTCCCTGCAGCGCTGCGGCGATCTCGCTCTCCTTGCCAGTCTCCTTGCCTAGCAGCGCCGTGCTCAGCGCCCGTGTCGCCGCACCAGCCAGCGGCCCCCCCAGCGCTGTGGCGAGGGTCGGCGCGACCGTCCCAAGCAATCCCTTCCAGTCGAAGCCCATCACACACCCCCATGCCAGTTTAACAAAGCAGACGCTATCGCGGCGCACGCCACGGGCCGAAACTTGCGCAAGCGCTCCGCGTTCTCGACGAAGTCCGGTTCGACAATCACAGCGGGGCACGCGGTGCGCGACAGGAAGAAGTCGGGACCGCGCTTCGGGTCCATCCTGTACCACCCCTCCTTCACGCCGCGATCTGGCGGGAACAGGGCGGCTAGCGGGCCGTGCAGCGCCTCGGCCAGCGACCGGCCGCGCTCGCTCCCAGGCATGTAGAGCGTCTCGCAGCCCTTGCCGACGTGCTCGTCGTCCTGCACCATGCCGTCGCCGTTCTTGTCTTTCCACGCGTCGTTGAAGTGGATCTCTACCGTCGCGCTCGGGTCGTGCCGGTTGATGAACTCGACCTTCTTGGCAAGCGTTCCTGGCGGAACGACGAGGCCGCGTGTGCCGAGGTACCTGGCGATCTCGACCACCCAGAGCATTGCTTCGTCGTGCTCGACGAAGTCGCCGAGCTTCGCACCCGGTGCAGATGGGTGGTGTCCTGCGCTTATTAGTATCACGTTTCCTCCTTACGCTTGCGGCGGCAGGTTGAGTGGGCAGTTGAGCATCAGCTCGGCGCGGAAGTCGACCAGCGTTGCGGGCGGCGTGCGCGTGCCCGCTTTCACTTTGTCCAGCTCCGCGTAGCAGTATGTCCAGACCGTCGAGCGCCAACGTCTGTACTCGGTGCCCTCGGCATCGAACTGCGGGTTCGGGTCTCCTACGTAGGTGACCGCGGACTTGATGTCGTCGTAGCCGCGCTGCCGCGCTGCCTCGTCCATCATCTTCTGCGCGTCGGCCACGAACTCCGCCACGGTCGGAACTGACAGAGGCTTCGAGAATGTCGTGCCGTCGTACAGATCGCCGGTTTCGGTACCGTCTGGCGCGTCGATGAACTCCGCCTGGATGTGCGGCGGAAACAAAGCCAGTCGCACCGGCTCAATCACCTTGACCACTGCGCCGTTAATCACTCGTGCCTTCTTCATGCTGCGTTCCTCCACTTGATCGGCACAACCATTACGCCCGGAGGCCCTGAGCGGTTCAGTGCCACGTTGTCGATGCGAATGTAGTCGTCGTGCAGCAGACCGTTCGGGCTCTCGCCCTGTTCGTGCATCGCGGCAAGCTGCCACGTGAGGTCGGCCACTGGGTCGAGCAGTACCACGGTTTTCCCGGTCAGGTCGTTGCCGATGAATGGGTGCGGGATCAGCAGCATGTCCGCCTGCTTGATAGCCTGCGTGATTTCGATGGCCTCGTAACCAATCACGGCGGTGCGCGGTACCAACAGCCCGGTGTCTGGGTCGGTCACGTACTCGGTCTCGTGCACCGGCTGCTTTCGCCACCCGCGCCCGCGCTCATCATAGTAATCGGCTCTGATATCGGTAGGTCCGTTGTTGTGCCATGGCGCTTCCTGGCCAGAACAAACGGCCTCGATTACGCCGTTCGCGTTTACCATGGCAAAAATGAATTGCGGAACCTCGCCATCTCCTAGGTCATAGGGAGGGCAAGCTTGCACGTACCGCTGATGCACATAGGCGTCTTTATCCGTCGTTCCGCCGCCGCCCACTGTAATCCTGCCGACTCGCCCGCTCCCATTGTCATACCCAATGTGTTCGATGTATGCAAAAACCGTTGGCGTGCCAGATCCTGTGGTTCTCAGTGTCGGGTGAAACCCGTATTGGCCACTTAGCGTCGTAAACGATGCAAATCGCGGTCCTCCTTGTACTTCGTTGAGCGTTTTTACAGAATAACTCGCTTCTGTGGTTTTTAACTGAGATTGTCCGACAGCACCGCTGGCGATTTTTTGTTGCGTTGCTGCGGCGTTGTTGAGTTTTTCGGTTGTGACGGCAAGGTCGGCAATTCCAGCCGTCTGCTGCTGCGGTGCTCCGGGGTCACCATTTGCCTGCGCGGTCGTGTTGTCATAGAGCTGAGTCATCTGTGTAGATGTTAGCAGTGACCCATACGGGAATGTTAGCGAAGTCCACGCCATTTTAGTTTGCCCTCATGATGCGTTGCTTCATCGAGTCTATGAAATCAGTAGCCTCAGACAGGTGATGGGGGCACAGTGTCGGGTTGGCTTCGCCGTCAAGAGCCACGCCGCGCAGCTCGCCCCAGCCAGGAAACCCGTCGCCCTCTTTCTCTTCGGTGTGCGACGCTCCGCACACCGCGCATCTGATCGTTCTCACTATAGCCATGTCGGCCTCCTGTTAGGACAAGATGTCTGCGCCATCTAAGTAGCTCTCGTCGAGCGTGAAGCCTCGCTTAATCTGGCTGCGGTCGAGCTCAAGCCGAGCTGTTGCGGTGTGCAGGTCAACTTCCGTGGCCATCACACGGAAAACGGCGCTGAAGTTCAGGTGGCTGTCTACGACAGTGACAGAGTCGCCGACCTCACTGAGCATCCCGAACGCCGGGACGCGGATGTCTATGCGGTCGAATGGCCTGTCCCGAAAGTTTGTAATCCGCTGCGCGTAGTTGAGTGCAGACGCGCTGTCCACGTACCAAATTTTCTCGTCCTCTTCGAGCTCTTCACGCAGTCCGAAGCTGTTGACGCTCGAAGTGTTGACCGCGAACACGCTCTTGGTAAAATAGTCGCTTGCTGTCGAGTAATCGAAGTTGACTATCTGCTTATTCACTATGTCGTCATCGCGCAGCTCCAGTGAGAACTCGCCCTGGTTAGCGGGTGTGAACTCCTGCGACAGCGACTCGACCAGGCTGTATCTGTGGAAGCTTATCCTGTCGTTGCTTATGAATATCGCGGACTCCGTGATCCGCCCGAGGATACGAAGCGCCTCGTTCACCTTCAGCCCGTCAAACTCCGCCCTGACAGTTACCGTATCCGTAGAGAACACCGACGCCCACGACAGAAATGAGTCGTAGTCGATGTCGGGGTTGCTAGAGCTCTGCACGGCACTTAGTCCGCCGTAAGACGTGCAGAGATACCACGCGAGATCGGACACCAGATAGTTGCTCGACACGTACTGGACCGGCACGGCGGATGTACCAACCATTCGTTGTGACAACTGCTTAAACCTGTCAGAGATGTTGACGGTGATCGGCCCGTCGCCAAACGCGACACGATCCACCTTGCCGCTGAATATTGTGATGAACTCTGACCCGACGCCGAATTGAACCGAGCAGTCAGACCGTAGGGCAGTCGGCGTGTCTCGGAAGAAGTTGAACGTCTTATCTACATTCGATAGCTTGATCGCGAGATCACCTGGCTTGATGTCATTCCATGCGCGCTTGAACTTCGGCCACTTCGTGACAAAGGCCGAATAGTCCGAGCCGCCGATGGTGAACCTGCGCACGATGTTATTGGAATAGCGCGTTGTGAGCGCAGCATAGGTATCACTGGAAACTGAGTGCACGTCAGACCTCCTCTAGCTCTATCGTGCCCTGAAACAGCGAGTCATCCGGGTGCATGCGTTGATCGAGCGGGAGCGACTTGTTCGCGAAGCGGACGCTGGTAAGCACGTTCCCGTACGACTCGACATTGAAGATAGTGCCGTGCGCACCGTTGCCGCTGATGTCCACCGCGTTGTCGTCGAACTCGAACTCGGCGATCAGGTTCTCATTATCTGTGGTCGTCCCAGTGTTATGAAAATCGGTCGCATCCTCCGCGTGCGGACCGCCAAGGTGTAGCACCACGTGCCTTAGTGTGCAATTGGCTGGTGCGCCGTGCGCGTTGCCGAGCACGAACTGAGAGTCTATCACTGTCATGGAGTTCTCAGAAAGCAGCATCGCTTCTGACGCGACGAGGGTGCCGCGAGCGTACGCAGTCAAGGCAGTGTTGCCGAAGCCTATCACGAGGTCGATTGGCGAACCGGACGTGATGTCGGCAGAGAAGACGAGCTCGTGAAACGTGCTTACGTCACTCACGCGCAGCTTGAAGTAGTTGTCTTGGTCGTAGTAGAACTCGTGCTTGTGGGCTACGAATCCGTCGCTCAGCACGTCCGTCGTTTGCCACAGGCCGCGCGTTGCGCTGTCTGCGCCCCAGTTCGGTGTTAGCTTGAATAATAGCCCCATGGCCGTTGGGTCAAACGTCTGTGGCATCGGGTGCAAAGTATAGCCACTGTCACCGAGGGCCAATCCGCCGTCGTGTGACTCCCAGAACACAAGATCGGAGTCATCGCGCCACCAGGAGTTGATGCGACACGCATCAGACGACGAGATGAAAGTCAGTTTCCCCTTGTACACCTGACGGCCGCCCAAAAACGCGCGGTATAGCTTGCCATCACGAGTGCGCATGTCAGACTCTTGTTTCACAGTCTCTCGCTTGATGTCGCTCGGCTGAACGAGCACGGCGTCGATGCTAGACGTTCCGAACCAGTAACCTCGCATCAGTACACCTCCAGCTCTATTGTCCCCTCAAACTGGTCCACGTACGGCGTGACCGCATCTGGGATAGGCGTCCTGTCGTTCAAAACCATGACGCTGTATACGTCAGCATCTTCGTGGTACGTGAGCTCAGCTCCGCTGTACCACCAGCTGTTGATGATCGCCATGTGTGCGGAGCTGATGTACTTGACCGGAATCTTGAAGGCGGCGAAAGTATCGTAGCGGATTCGGTCGATGTTGCCCGTGGCAAGCTTAACCGAAAAGTCAACAGGTTTATCGACACGTTTGTAATTACGCTCCGGGGTCAGCTTTATTGTCTCGTGCGGTCCCCACAGCTCGCTGGACTCCGTCTTCGTGTACGGGCAGTCGTCCGCCCCGATGAACAGTTGCTGTCGAGCGATATACAGACCTGACCCGCTGTTACCAGCGAACACGGTCTCGCCGTTGCTGTCAATGAAGGTGATGCGGACGTAAGCGCCAGTGTTCGTGCTAACGTCGATCATCACCTGCTGGAACACCTCGACCCACCCCGAGTCTGCGTCGGTGATGGAGTAGTGCTGCTGCGCGCCGTTAGATGTGTAGTACGAGAGAACGTCCAGCGTCTCCAGATCCACATCGACATGGCCCCCCACAGCATGGGGGTAGCCGAAAATATGGAACCGAGCTTTCGTGTACTCCGACGGCTTCAGCCACGCACGTCGCGAGAGCCACTTGGTGTTGTCGATGCTGCTCGTGAACACCTTTTGGATACGGTGGACCGCGCTTGCGTCAGTCGGCGCGAGCTTCGGGAACACGTCCCCCTTAAACTCAGCATTGTCGTCAGACACAACGACGAGCGCTGGCTTGTCCCAGTAGCTGTTCCACGTGGCCTCGGACCACTGGAACAGGTTCTCTGGCTTGTGTGAAAGGAAGCGCTTCATCAGTATCCCTCGGCCTTGATGCCACGGCGTGCTAGCGCGCCTAGCTGTTCGAGGATCGGCATGGCGACGCGCTCACGGAGCTCGACCTTGTCCATGCGCAGGAACGCGTCAGCGTTGGTCGCGTTCTCCAAGACGTGGACGTTCAAGTTCTGCACGACGACCGTCTGACCGGCTCCACCGCCACCCTCCATGAAGTTCTCCAGATCGCGGTTCTGGCCGGGCGACAGTACGCGCTCCCCCTTGTCAAGCAGGTAGGTAGCTTCCTTCGGGACGTAGTCAAGACCACCGTGCGCGACGCCCGCGATGCTCGCGCCGAGACCAGCACCCGCAGCAGCGGCGGCTGTTGCGCCGGAAGTCGCACCGGCCACCGCCGCAGCAGCAACGCCGGGAGCGATCACCGGACCGATCACAGGAATTGCAGCCGTGGACTTGTACGCGTTCACAAACGTCTCGGCGAGGCCGGTCGACATTGCCGTCGTCGCCTCGCTCGCCGTCGCGCTCTTGTTCATCGCAGCCAGAACCATGCGCTGCACGCCCATTTGCACGAGCATGCTGATAACGCTCGCAAGCGCCTGCTTGGCTACGCCCTGAAGGAGCGTCGCCAGGTTTGCGCCCTCGATCATTGCCGCAGCAGTCGCGTCGCCGATGCCCTGGATGCTTGTCTGTATCGCACCATGGATTTGATCGGCCATGAGCTGGGTCGTGTTTATGCGGTCAGCCATGAACTCCTCGTTGGCCTCTCGCAGGTAGTCCATGAACGTCTGGTGACGCTCCATCGACAACGCATCGATCTCTTCGGCTACTGTGCCGTACTCGGACAGCGCCTCGATCATCGACGCGGCCTGCTCCTGCGCCATCGCCCAGTTAACACCAAATGCCGATGCCACAGCTTCACCTGCCTCGGCCGACTTGGCTACCGTAAAGTCAAGCAGACCACTAATTTCCGCTTCCATCGCGGCTCGCGCGTCTGCCGTGGCCTTAGGGATCGACTTGAACAGAAGCTCGCCAAGCGATGGCCCAGTGTCACCAGTGAACACCGCCTTGATGTTCTCCCACGCCCACTTGCCGACCGCAACGACGGACTCGAATGCGACCTTGAAGTACTGGTACATCGCGTTACTGATGAAAGGGAATATGCCGAGCGCGAAGTCGGCGAACCACAGGAACGTGTCCTTGGCCATCTGGACGAAGTTGCTGAATCCCTCGGCCGTGAACAGCTTGCCAAAGCTGTCCTTGATGGTAGTCACGATCTGCCCGACAGCGATGCCGAGCGCGAAGAGGTTCTGCACGGACTCTCGCACGAAAGACACGATGCTCTCGCGGGCTCCGGCCAGTGCGTTCGCGAACTGGTTGGCCAGCCCGGTGAGCATCGGTGCCAGCTCGTTCGAGATGCCCATGCCAATGCCTTTCATGGCTCCGCCCACTCGCGTGAGCGAGTCGCCGAACGCCTCCGCGTTCGCGCCCGCCTGTGCGGATATGGTCAGCCCGAGGAACTTGGCGTCGTCGGTCAGCTTGCGCATGCCGTCGCTTCCACTCTCAAGGAGGTTGATCATCTTCACACCCTCCTCGCCAAACAGCTTCATGGCGATGCGCGTGCGCTCGCCAGCGTCACCGACTCCGGAGAGCTTGTCCGCCAGCAAACCCATCTTGCCGTCGAGCGGCATCGACGACAGCTGCTGTGCATTGACCCCGAGCTTTGCGAACTCGACAACAGCCACGCCTGTTCCGTCTGCGGCCTCGGCGATGTTGCGCGTCATCACCTGCAGTGACTTGTTGAACTGCTCCTGAGACAGGCCAGACAGATCAGCCGCGTGCTGGTACGCGGTGAGCTCCTCGACGGACGAGCCGATCATGCGTGCGAACTTCGCCGCCTTGTCGGCTCCCTCGGTCATGGACTTGACGAAAGCATACGTGCCAGCAATAGCACCTGCAGCGACTGCGGTCACAGCAGCCGTCGACTTGATCAGACCGCCAAGCGACGAGCTGAACTTGCCGACGACGCCGCTGCCCGCGTCGATGCCTTTTATGGTGAACTCGATTACGTTAGCCACCGCCGCCCCCTTGTTTCCGTCTCATGTGAGCAGTCCACTCGTCCTTGAGCGCCCTGAACACCTGTACCACGACTACCTCCTGCTCCAACAACGTCGCGCCGTCAGGCCACCCCTGCCGCATCAGCCCGCCCCCAACGACCGAGTGGCAGTCCCAGAACAGCGAGATCCACTCGGTCGTCGAGATGCCAGCTATGTCGCAGGCAACCGCGTCCGGGTCTATCCCCCGGAGGCTTCGGCCTGCGGCGCGTTGGAGTTTTTTGCCTCGTCCGCCTTCACGAAGCTGTTGCTCCACACGGACTGGAACAACTGCCCGAGGACCGGCGTGAAGAACGCCTCCTCACACACGTCCTGGATCGTAATGTCGCGGCCGTCAACGTCATAGCCGCTGATGCTGACCACCACGTCGGGCATCACCTCGGCCACCTTGTCAAGCAGCACGAGGTTCTCCAGCAGGCCGTCCTTGGCCTCTTCCTCCGACTGCGGCAGGTGTGGAGCAAGCTTGATCGCTTCCTTGCGCTTCAGGCGACGGTGCACGACTCGGATGGTGTGGCCGTCGAAGTCGATCTCTTTGAGAACGGTGGTCGTGAATCCCATGGCATGTAGCCTCTTTCGGTTAGTAGGTGGTTGCGGTGTTGGTGAGCGTGACCTTGATCGCCGTCGCGCTGGTCACAGAGTAGACGCCTTTGCCTGAGAAACCGACCTCGATAGCACCAGGTCCGCCCGCGTTCGGCGGGAAGTCAACGTACCGCATCAGCGGGACTTGGATGCGCAGCTTGTCGTAGTAGCCTGAGCTGATCGCCGTGTTCCCGAGGAACGTTACGTCGAGCTCACGTTCGCTTCGCGCCAAGAACTGTTGGTACTCGTCCTGGCTGTCGAACTTCAGGGTTCCTTCGATAGAGATCGTGCGGAATCCCGTGCGTTTGATGCGGGTCGGGTATTCGTCGCCGAGCGTGTGCTGCGCCTCGATGGAGTCGTCGAGCTTCACCGACAGATTCACAACGTCGCCGCGTGCCGTACCTCCGAGCGAGACGCTGGTCTGGTTCCACGTCCACTTCTTGCCCTGCGGCAGGCTGGACGACACGGGCGCGAGCTGGTTGAACCCCCCGCCGACGAAGCCGACCTTAGCAGTCATGAACTCGCCGTTCGCGATGTTCATCTCAAGTGTGGCACCGTTCAAATTGTAGAACTGCTGCGCGCTGCCCGTCTCGAACTGACGCATCATCGTCACTGGCCGCTTAACACAGGTCGAGCTCCAGTCGGAGGTCTGGGGCAAAAACACGTGGTTGTACACAGCCGTGCTGGCAACCTTTGTCGAGGTCGGATTACCGAAGAACGAAGCAAGCACCATGCCGAGCGGGATCGCTTGCGCCTCAACATCCACATCACCGCCAACGGTCTTAGGCCCGTCGTAGTGCTCGCCCTCGTCGAAGATTCCGCGCATGTTCTGCGAGATCAGCGGAGGAACATCCAGCTTCATGCTTTCAGAAAGGAACGGCACCCAGTGCAGCGAGCTCACGTTTGCCGTGCCCCAGCTGTTCTGGAAGCCCATCGCAAGCTTGGTCGTTTGTCCGTACATTGTATAAGCTCCTCTTTTAGCCGGTGCTGACTTCAGCGGTTAATGTGATCAATGCCCACTGGAAATAGATCGACTCCAGTTCGTGCTCCTTGTAGCTGTACTCAATCTCCATGCCGGTGACCATGTCAACGGTGCTCTCCCATGTCTCGTCGCTCCAAACTGCGGCGAGCACCGAGGCGATGTTCGCCTCCAGCTGGTTTTCGCAATCCTCACCGCTTATCATCGAGGTCTGCTGCACCATTAGCCTGATCACGACGGTGCCGTTCCAGCTCGCAGCATTTCTACCCAGTGTGCGCGGGTCGTACTTCACGCGCGTCCGGTACACGCCGATCCATGGCGCGCGGTGCGGGTCCATGTTCACGTAGTCCGCACGTTCGACCGTGTGGCTGGTCATCGCGGCAGACAACGTGTCCTTCAACGACTCTGTGATAGTGCTCGCGTTGATCACTTGCCAACCCCCTTGGTCTACTTGCCGGTCTTCTTGGACGACTTGAACGCACTGCGGATTCCGTCGAGCAGCCCGGTCGTGTACTCTTCGAGGATGTCGCGGATGTCCTTGCCGACCTCCTTCTCGTTGGGCAGCATGCGGCGCTGCGGTACGTTGCCCTCGCCCTCCTCGTGCTTCTTCGCGTACGGGAGCTCAGAGCCGATGCCCGCATTGTCCTTCAGCGCGAACGGGTAGAACGACGCGCGCAGAGCGCCCGTGTCCTGCAGCAGCTTCGCGCTAGTATCGAGCACACCGTTGACGACACGCCCGCCAGCTGCGAAGTCCTCCCACCCGCCGACGAACGAGCCCTCGCCCTGGAAGTTGCGCTGCACCCAGGAGTCGAGGAACACGCCCACGCGCTTGTAGGCAGGCTTCGCGTCCTGCAGCGCCTTCTTGGCCTCGGCCAGCCCGGCGCGGATGCGCTTGACCTGCTCCGTGTTGAACTGGACCATGTCCTCCTTGGCCATCAATAGCGCGCCTCGAACTCGTCGTCCATGCCGAAGATGGGCGAGTAGCTCATCGTGTTACTCCACGCTTGACCGCTGATCGAGGCCGAGCTGAACATTGTGTCGCCGGACGAGGTGATCATCGCGGCGTTGCCGACGAT